ACGAAACAATTGCGTTAGCGTTTGCTATTACTGAGGAAGCTATTGAAGACAACTTGTATGACAGACTTGCTTCTAGATATACAAAAGCTTTAGCAAGATCGATGGCTCAAACTAAACAAGTTAAAGCAGCTGCACCATTAAACAATGGTTTACCTGGAGGAAGTTTCAATTCAGGTGACGGTGTTACTTTATTTAACACTGCGCATACAACTATTGCTGGATCTTTCAGCAATACTTTAGCAACTGCTGCGGACTTAAACGAAACTTCATTAGAGCAAGCGATGATTGACATTGCTGCGCTTACTGATGAAAGAGGTTTAAAGATCGCTGCTAAAGCTACTAAGATGATCATTCCATCTGCGTTACAATTCACAGCTGAAAGACTTATGGCTTCTGCTGGTAGAGTTGGTACTGCTGATAATGATATCAACGCGTTAAGATCTATGGGTATGATTCCTGGAGGATATTCAGTGAACCACTACTTAACAGATACTGACTCGTTCTATCTAATCACAGACGTGCCTAATGGTATGAAACATTTCGAAAGAGCTCCATTGACTACTAAAATGGAAGGTGACTTCGACACTGGTAACGTAAGATACAAAGCTAGAGAAAGATACGTCTTCGGCGTTTCTGACCCTAGAGGTATTTTTGCATCACCAGGTGCGTAATACACAAATTTTTGAGGCGGGACACAATCCCGCCTCAATCTTTAAATAGAAAGAAAAAATGCACCCTAAAAAATTCAGAGTACAAATCTTCGCATATCAAATGCATGCAGATTTTGTTATAGAAAGCCTCGACGGCCCATTAGATATAGAAAACTCAATAGTTGACAGATTGGGAAAAGGTGATATAAAATGGGAGTATCTTGGAGAAATGAACGATCCCAAGGTAAAACGAATAACCTATGAGGAGGTTATTAATGGAGAATATGATGCAACATCTACAGGACCTTTACGTAAAGAAAAAGGGTCTGGATCTCGAATGGGAGCAGGAGCATCTTAAAGAGGGTAGATATACTCTCGATATGGTTAAAATTGACAGAAAAGTCAGAGAAGTAATTAGCCATATTAAACTTGCAGAAGCTAAAAAAGAGCATCTGCAAAATAAGATTAACGAACCTGCACCACAAGTTTCAGTAGCTACTTAGTAAAAAGCTACATCGTTGGAAAATTCCGATCCACATCACAGGCTCTCTTGCGCTCTACCTAAAACTGTTGTATAAAAAACACACTAAGATTATTAAGACATAAATTGGTTATTCTTTTCTTAGTAAGAATAACTGGCGCGAGGAGGCGCTGATTATATGACAACACACTTTTCAAATGGAGTAACAAACGTAAGAGGAAAAGACGGAGCAAGTTCCGTATTTAGTGGTATTAAACAACCTCTTATAACAGGAGGATACGAACAAGAACAAGCGTATCAAAATGACTTCTCAATCTATAATGCATCAGATTGGACAGTCACATCAACAGGGGGATCTGACTTTCAACTAGCTCAATACGCTGGTGGATGGTTAAGACAAGGAGATAATGCTCCTGCCGCTGGTGAGATTCAAGGAGTTGCAGGACCAGAGGTTTGGCAATATTTATCAACTAACAAATGGTGGTTTGAAACTAGCATCGCAGTAACAGATGTAAGTGACGCTAACGTTTGGGTTGGATTTGCTCAAGACGGTTATGCAGATTCTGATACTTTACCAACTGATGGTATTGGATTCTCACATTTACAAGATACAACTACAATACAATTCATTTCTAGAAAAAATGGAGCTGGTGTATCTTTTGATATGTTAAGTTCATCAGGGGGATCAGCATTTACTTTTGAAGATTCAACTGTTCCAACACAAACAGCTACAGTTCAAGCTAAACCTACTAACTCAGTTAGATTAGGTTTTCAGTTTCAACCAGCTGGTAGTGAATTAGGTGTTACTGCGAACCAGTATAAACTATACCTAAATGGAAATCCTGTAGGAGTACAAGCTGCTACGACTGTGCCAGATGACATTGCATTAGAAATGAACATGATGGTTGCACACAAAGGTACAAATGCTAATCACTTAGTAGTTGATTACTTTAACACATTCCAGTCTAGAGTGGCTGCGAGTGGAGTAACAGCGTAATATAAATAATTAAAGTGCTCCTTCGGGAGCACTTTTATAAGGAGAAACATTATGGCAATAGGCGGCGGTGGAACTTTTACAAGTGACCAAACAACATTACAAAAAGATACCGGTGCAATTTCATTGTTGAGAGCTGGTAGAGCTAGAGTTACTTCTATCCAAGGTAGAGGTGAAGCAGGCTCTGTTTTACTTTTACATGATTCAGCTACAACAGGTGGAGCTGGTGCAGGTAACTTAATGGCGACATTTAAATACGACACTGAAGGATTAGCGGTGTACGTTCCAGGTTCTGGAATCTTGTTTAAAGATGGAATTTGTGCAACATTATCACAAACAACAGGAACTGACGGAAGCGTTACACTAACTATCACAGGAGCGTAACATGGCGAACACTACTTCGGGTTCTTATGTTTTTGATAAGAACTTTCAGATAGATGAAATAATCGAAGAAGCCTACGAAAGAATAGGTATGCAGGGAGTTGCTGGCTATCAATTAAGAACAGCTAGAAGATCTTTAAATATCATGTTTCAAGAGTGGGGTAATCGAGGATTGCACTATTGGGAAGTAGCAAATAATTCAATAACTTTAGTAGATGGCCAATCTGAATATATCATGTATCGATCAACTGGTGATGGTACTTCAGATGCCACTGCTGTTTATGGTGTTGATGATGTTTTAGAAGCTGTGTACAGAAATTCTTCTAATGTAGATTCACCATTAACAAAAATAAGCAGATCTCAATATTCTGCATTTTCAAACAAAACAGATAAAGGAACTCCAACTCAATATTGGGTTCAAAGATTTATAGATAGAACTACTATTACTTTATATTTAACACCAGGTGCCTCTCAAGCAGGTAACACCATAAATTATTATTATGTAAGAAGAATTCAAGATGTTGGAGACGCATATACTAACGCTACAGACGTACCGTATAGATTTGTTCCTTGTATGGCTTCTGGTTTAGCATATTATTTAGCTATCAAATATGCACCACAAAGAGTTCAAGAATTAAAATTATTATATGAAGATGAATTACAAAGAGCATTGTCAGAGGACGGTTCTCCAGTGAGCACTTACATAAGTCCTAAAGTATATTATCCGGAGATTGGTTAATGGGTAATTTTGCTTCAGGTAAACATGCATTTATGATCTCAGATAGATCTGGGATGAGATTTCCATATACAGAAATGGTTCAAGAATGGAATGGAGCATGGGTTCATATTTCAGAATATGAAAAAAAACAACCCCAACTTCAACCAAGACCAACAACAGCAGATCCACAGGCTTTGCAACATGCAAGACCAGCAAGAGAAGCACTACCGACTCCTTCTGCTTTAAGAACAGACCCTTTTACAACAACAGCTGCATCAACTGTAGTAAATGTTCAAACATCAGACGATATAATTCTTGATGATACAAACCCATTTCAAACAGACGATGCCATAAGGTTTTATGAAATTAAATCTCCAGTTGGAGGTGTGTCTGTAGATAGATTTAAAATGGAAACTACTTTAAATGGAAATATTTCGGCGTCTGCTACCACTATAACTTTAACAGATGCAACTAATTTTCCAACTAGCGGTTTTATTGTAATAGAAAAAACTAATGAAGATTCTAGCTCTGCAACTTTTGGAGAGTATCAAGATGAAACAATTCAATATACAGGTAAATCAGGAAACGATTTAACAGGCTGTACACGAGGCACATCGGCACCAACATACGGAAGAACTTATAAAAAAACTGTTGCAACTACTCACAATTCAGGTGCAAAAGTTTTTGGATCATATAAGATAACAAGACAAGTAAAAAGCGCAACTAATGATGCTGGCTCATCCCAAAACTACAGTAATAGTTTTACTTTTGATTTGGCTGCAGTTGCATCTAGTACAGAAACTGGAGGAGGATTTTTTGTGTTTGCAGGACCTGTAAACCAAAGAGCATAATATGGCAGG